ATCGGGTCATTGAAAAACATATTTATTACCTACCTAACATTATAATTATAACTAAAAACATAACTGTTATCGCTGAAAATAAATCTATATTGTCTAACATAATTTATATACTTACGTTTGAATAGTAATTTCTGTAAAAATAATCTGTTTGAGTGTCACTACCATCATAATTATAAGCGTCTATTAACTCCTCTAACTGTTTCTTAATATATTTACCATTTTCATTTAATGTTTGATACCCTAATTCTTCATTATACTCATGTAATACTACTGGGGATTCTTTAACTCTTAGATTAATTGAACTACCCCCTGAGAAGTATTCACTTGTAATTGAAAACTTCCAACCTTCTTTTTTATTGAAAACTTTTGCAACATCTTGACGAATTAATTTTGCAATTTCTGTTGTACTTAACTTATTTATTTTATTGTTCCATTTATCTCCTACAGTTGGGCAATTACCATTATATTCCAAACTTTTTATTTTTTTTCGTTGTTCAAAATTGATAACATCTGCTACCATGATTATTTTCCCTCTGAGTTTTCGTTTACTGCGCTGATGGTACACAACGCGCACCTTGCTAATAAACCTATAACAATTTTGTTTCTTGGAGATATGAATAAACTTAATCCCTCTACAATTTCATGCTCAACCCATGCTCCATAACCATATTTATGGTTATCGTCATTACTTAATAAAAGATTATCTAAAGGTGTAAAACCTTCATGTGATGATCCATAAAGTTGAGTGATTACGTTTGTCATAGTCTTATCCTTTGTTTGTCTGCTACACTGTTATTATAAGTGATTTAACAGGTTGATACAAGGCTTTGTAAACAAATCGTTACGTTGTTACCACTTCATACCCTAGCTAGAGAGGTATAAAAAAAGCCCTTAGCTATTAACTAAGGGCAAAGAAGGAACAAGTTACATAAGTAACTATATATTTATATTAACATACTTATTGTTATTTGTCAAGTGTCTTTCTAACTATTCTTGACCCATATCTAAAATAAACTTATAAATATCTAAATAATGGTGTATAAGTATATAATTTTTTCATGTTTATATTGACCTTCTATTCTATTGACTTAAATCCTGTAATATCTCCTGTATAACTTAAGTCTATACCTCCAAAGGGATTAACCTCAGTTACTCCAATAGGTTGAGCCTTCTCAATGACGCAAGTACCTGGGGTGTACCCACTAGCTTTTAAGTTTGCACAAAGTTTATTTTTTGTCACCATAACAAGCCCTAAAGCTTTATGATGAACATAGTAATCGGAGTCGCTTTGCAAGTGGCTGGCATGTAGGGTCATCGTCCTAATGACCCCTCATCATGCTCAGCCTGCTTGCCTTGCGGCGACGCATCCGCCAAAGGCTTGACGTGGACACACATATATAATGTGCTGCCCTCCGTCTCGCCCTTGGCTTGTTCATCGTTGCAGATGGACTTGACCCTCTGCGGACGCACTCCTTGCGCCCTCTGCATCGCAAACGCTTTCACGTTTTGCGCTGCGTTTATATCTCGATCATGGGTGGTTCCGCAAGCGTCGCACACCCATTCACGAACACTCTGTGTTAAAATCGCCATGAGGCATCCTTCACGTCAAATATGCTACATATATGTTAGCATATTTTGTTATTATTGTCAAGCATAAGTGCTTGACTTAATTTATGCTAGCTTGCAAAGCGACAAAGCTCTCTATTCCCCGCCCATCAGTGCAAAGCACTTCTTATTAGAGGGCGAGGGGTCGCAAGCATCCGTGCTTGCTCCGTAGTACCCATCCCACAAGTGGGACGGAAAGTGGCGGTACTCACACACATCTTTTGGGGTCTTGTTAACCAAACGCACTTCGTAAAGTCAAGGCATGTCTTTTCTTTACTGAGGTTTTATGCTACACCCACCGATGGACACTATAAAATAAAAAAAAATAGGGAAGATGGGATTCGAACCCACGATCATCGGGAGAAAACCGATTGCCTTAACCGCTTGGCTACATCCCCAAGTATGCACCAAGTAAGACTCGAACTTACAACCTAGCGATTATGAGTCGCTTGCTCTGCCATTGAGCTATTGGTACAAAACTCCTAGTACAAGATTCGAACTTGTGACGACCCGATTAACAGTCGGAGGCTCTACCGCTGAGCTAACTAGGATTAAATATGCGAGTGGTAGGACTTGAACCTACGATCTCCTGTACCCAAAACAGGTACCTTACCACCTTGGCTACACTTACATGGGTAAATATCTGATTTTCAAAAAACTTTGTTTATACTCTAAGTATACACTAGTTTTTTATGCTAGTCAAGACTTTTTATCTAGAATATCTATTCCGAACTTACAGGGTAAACTTATATTAGAGGTGCTATATGCAAAATACTTATAAACATTTTCAGTCTGGGCTTTATGACTACGCAAAGGTATCCACTACGTCCAACCTCGCTATCCCCTTAGACGTGGCGAGGCAGCATTTATTTTTGCCAGCTAGTGATAGTTTGGAAGACCCTGTTTTAACTCTTATGATTAAGGGTATAATGGACTACGTACAAAAACTTACTTATAGAACCTTGTTAACCACTCGTTATAAGTGCTACTTAGATTATTTACCAAGACAGCCTTTGTTACTTAAAAAAGCTCCCTTTAGAAGTTTAGTTTCTTTTGAGTATTATAAAGATAATGTGTTAACGCCTTTAAATCTAGCTGATGTTTATACCACCGATAGTAACAGCTACTCAATGATTGACACGGTAAATGGCAAGGATTGGCCTGTTATCGATTATAGAAAGCAAGCTGTTAAGATAACATTTGATGCTGGTTATGGAGATACTCACTCAAGTGTACCAGATGACTTAAAAATGGCAATGATCCACCATTTGGCAAAATGGTATGAGCAACGTGGGGATATGGATGATTTCACCGCACGGAATGAGGGTTTAAAATACTCGCCTCAAACTGCTATACCACATACCTCCAAAATGATATACGCACAATATAAAATAAATCAAATGAAGCAAAGAGATAGATATGTATCGGTCCAAGCGGGCTTTCCCATCTCATGGTGAGCTTAAATATCGTATAGATGTTTTCAATAGATATGTATCAGGTAACAGTGGGTTGTCTGGTTCAGCGGATTACGGCGACGCAATTAAAGTTTCTAGTATACCATGTAAGTTAGTTACCTTTCAACCTTCGGCGTACTTTGATGGGGCGCAGGTAAGTAGTGCTGTTACTCATAGATTTTATTTTAGACGTATTTTCTGTCCAGATATAAATATAAGTAATGTAATAAAATATGACGGACGGTGGTTTGATATAAAAGATGTTGAACACATTGAAGAAATCGAGCGTTGGTTGATGGTCAACTGCACTGAACGTGGTCCAGAAGAACTTGAAAGTACAAGCTGGTAAGTAAAATGGTTGGTCTATATAAATTCACTTTAGCGAAGCCTGGTTGGAGAGCTTATCAGTTCACCAAAACATTTTCCCGTAACCTTACATCATCGTTATTTGGATTACATCAACAAGCAAAAGAAGTTTTGAAAGATGGGGTGTATACCTACATAAGTACATCCGTGCCTGCTGGGCGCACATATGAGGTGGTGAGTAGATTTGTAGGACGCACCACTCGTAAGATGTCAGCTTCGCATAAAGCTAGATACCCTTATCAACAAGAGAGTTCTGTAAGGTCAATGACCAATAACTACGTATCTAAGGGACAAGTAAAAACTCGTAAAGTCACACAGTATGAAAGAAACGATGTCTTCTATAATCATACAGCCTCGGCACCAGGTCAACCCCCGGCTATTATGAGTGGCGATCTGGTGAAAAGTATTTACACTAAAGGTAACAACTCGGAAAGTTTTAGTATTGGGTCAACCTCGTTTTACGGTTCAATTTTTGAGGGTCACCCTTCACAGCATAACTTAACTGGTGGTGGGGTAGCTGTTGGCGGTCAGTTTGGTGGTTTAAGTGCTGGCAGATACGTATCAGCAATGATGATTCACAATTTTGGGGGTGGTGGGGGCAACACTAGTTTGTTGAAAAAACATATTAGTAAAACAAAAGCTTTATATGGCACACGTCCCTTTATTGCCCCCGTCTTAAAATCTAAAAGAGCCTTTTTAAGAGATTTATATACAACTGCAATTGGTAAGTTTATTGGTAGGTATGGATTTAGATGATATTAACTAGCTTTGTAAATTATTTGAAAAATGACGTTCCAAGACACACTAATGCTTTTACAGATCAACTAAGTATTTCTAGTATTAGTGCTACTAATAATGTGGTTACTGTTGTAACCAACTCGGCACATAAGTTGATTACAGGTCATTATGTTACAATGACTGGGGCGAAAAAATTACGTGCTGTCGCATCGCTAACTCGTGTGGGTAATTTAGTCACACTAACGACAGTTGGTCAACATAATTATACTCAAGGGTATAACAAGTGTCAATATATTACAGTTAAAGGAGCTACACCTAGTGCTTACAACGGTACTTTTTTGGTTAAAGAAGTATTGAGTGGAACTAGAATAACTTACGAAATACCTACAACTGACCCTATGCCTATAACTCCAGCTACTGGAACAATAACAATAGATGAGGAGCGTAAAAGCATTAACGGTAGTTATCAAGTTACTGTAACGAATGGGACTACATTTGCATTTAATTCACCTAATGCGGCAAGTGATGTTATATCAGGTGAACCTGTTGTGCATGTCAGACATAGGATAACTGGTTATTTAAAAGACTTGGATACTTTTTTGGAGTATCTAAGAACTTTTGATAATGGAAACCCTTTTTATTCTTATGAAAAACCTTGGTTATTAGTTATACCCGAGGGTACTAGAACAAATAAAAATAAAAATAGTCGTATTGATACATCCGATGTAGTAATGACCGGGGAAACTATCCGTATTGGGCAAATCCACGGTGCGAGTATTATGACTTTATACAATACAAAGCTAGAACATGCGTTTAGTGTCAGTGTGCATGACGTAGCTGTTGCCGATATTTCGAAAATATCAAGAAGTGTGTTGGGGTATAAACCCCCAGCAAGTGAGATGGGAGAATCAATATCAGGCTTCAGTATCAACTCTCATGGCCCAGCGGTTGTTGGTTCAAACAGGTACGTACATGCTATGAGTATTGACTATGTATCACATATTGTATTTGCCGATACGTCTAGAGCATTTAAACAAGATTACGCTATAAATGAGTTTGATTTTGACTTAACAAAAGGTGACCCAACTATTACGGCAGCAGGTTATATACCATAAATTAAGTTAAAAACTTTCCGAGTATACTTTAAATAGAGAACATTGTTTATCTAAAAAGGTTTTATAATGACAACAGTATCTTTCCCTAAAACAACTGTTAATATCCAGTCCAATAGCCCTTCTGTGTCTATTTATCCACACAAAGTGTTATTTATTGGCCAAAAAACTTCCGCAGGAACAGCTACTGCTGGAAACTTAATAGAGGATATTCAAGACGACAATAGCTGGGACACTTTATTTGGCAAGCGTTCTATGTTGGCTGGTATGCTCCGTGCTGCCCGGGCAATAAACAAACAAACACGTTTTGACGCTATAGCCTTGACTGATGCCTCTGGTGGAGGGTCTGCCGCTGCCACTTCTAGTGTTGTATTTAGTGGAACTGCGACTGCTGCTGGTCAACTTATTTTTGATGTAGGCTCCGAGACTAACCATCGTTACACAGTGGATGTTGCTGTAGGGGACACTGCTGCTGGTATCGCAACCAAGTTAGAGACACTAGCTGACGCTGATGATTATGCCCCATTTACCGCTGCGGTTAACTCTGCCACGGTTACGTTTACAGTTAGTCATGTAGGAACTGTAGGCAACACGTTTGGCATTAAATACAGTGGTTCTATTCCCGGCATAACTATTACTCTTAACGGTTTTGCGTCGGGCGCAACACCCCCAACGCTAACTAATTTATTTAACGTTATCGGGGAAGAACAATATCAAACTATTGTATGGCCTAGTGATTATGGTTTAGCTACAGTTAAAAACTTTTTAGATGCGCGTTTTAACGTAACCGATAAAATTCAAAGCGGTGTGGCGATTTCTAGTAGAGTTTCCTCATATGCTGACCATCTGACGGAGCTAAATACACATAATAGTCGCTCATTAACAGTGTTATGTTTTAACTTAGTTAATACCAGCACACATAAAGGTTTAGACCAAGTGGAACTTCCTTATGTGCATAGTGCAAAACACGCTGCAATACGCTCTTTGCGTCTAACTGAAGGTACAAACATTACAGCTTACAATGCAAGTAATAATGCTGCTCTCGATAATGAGGGTGGTCCACGCCAAGCTACCAAGCCTTATGCGAACACTCCTATTCCGTTGAACCCACTACCTCCTGTAGGTAAAGGATTTACCTCGGTTCAGATTGCTGGATTAAACGCTGCTGGTGGAAGTGTTATTGGCGCAAATAGACCCCGCACGGCTGTATTAATGGGTGAAATGGTTACGACCTATAAGACTGATGCCGCTGGTAATGTAGATAAAACTTTTAAGTTTTTAAACTCTATCGATTCATCCACGATTGCACGTGAGTATATTTTTAATAATATTAAAAATGACTTGGCGCAAGCTAGATTAACTACAGGTGATTTAATACCTAACGTATCTATGCACAACGCTGTAAGTATCAAAGGATTATTAGTTAAATACTACGAAGATCTAAGCACTGATCAATGGTGCATTACTCAAGCTAGCGATCGTGCGATCCAATTCTTTAAAGATAATCTTGAAGTCACTGTAGATGCTGATAACGGTATCGTAAGAGCTGTTATGGTTGTACCTTTGGTTACACAACTTCGTGAGTTTATCGCCACAATGAAGGTTGACTTTAGTCTATAGGATAGGTTAGGACGAGAAAATGGCTCTCAATTCTGAAAAATTATTATCTAATATAACTTTACATGTTAATGGTGTTGTTGTGCTGTATGTACCTAATACACTCACCTCTGTGAATGGTCGTGGTGAACGTAAGATTATAACACTTACTGGCGGTGGAACTTCTTTGAAGCATGTCTTCTGTGAAGATATTACTACTCGCATGGGCAAGATTTCCTTTCAAGTCGTATCAACGGCTTTTGGTATACAAAACGTGAACGCTTGGCAAGATAATGGTTTTAACAATGTAATTGTTTTATCCGATCCTGAAACGGGTTATTCTTTGACCATGCAAAAAGCAACTGTTGTTAACGATCCAGAGTTTTCTTATAGCTCTGATGGAGTCATTAGTGTTGAGTTTCAAGGCACACCTTTAAGATAATTTTTAATTAGTTATTTGTTAGTTTGTTTATTTTTTGTTTGTGAGTTATAATAAGGACAATACAATATGATTTTACCTGTACAAGAGTTTGTATTTAAGTTTGAAAAAGGATCTTTTTTAAACCCTAAATGGCCTGGTGGCGATGGGTTGGTATTTTTACCAAAGAGCGTAACTTGTTATAGTCCAACTTTTCGTCAACGGCAGTATACATCAGTTATCAAAAAAGAACTTTCTAATGGTTTGATGGCCGTTCAGGATGATATGATCAAGATGTTTAAAACATATCAAGAAGCTATGTCACTTAACAAAGAAAATACTGAAGCGATATCATCAGTCAAAGATAGTGACTTGCAAAAAGGTAAAGATAATAACGACCAAGAGCAAACAGAAGAAGGTTTAAAGAGTCAAGTCAGCCTTATTTTAGCTCATCCTAAATGTAATTTGGAATTGATACAAGAAGCTGTTTTAGGTTTATTGTTTGATACAAACGGTACTCGCAAGCCTACCTTAAATGATGGTAAGGTATCGGCTATTTTAAAATCTGCGCAACAGAGTTTGTTTGAAGATAGTATCGACGATAACGAAATGGGACGGTTTATTGTGGAATACCTTTGCGCTTTTTTTCCTTCTTCGTTGCAGAATCAGTTATTGAACGGATAGAATCCAAATCTAAAATACCTTATACTGATGAAGATATAAGGAAAGAAATGGATACGGCACTAAGCCAAGTTGTAGAGATGATGTTTGGAACTAATCTTCTACAAAAGGGGGCTTTTTTTACGGCTGATAGTTATTTAGATATACCAATAGCTGAAATAATCTTTTTAGCAAGTGTCTCTGAAAAAATGGCTGGTAAACTTAGTATAGAAGTCGATAAAGAAATGCAACGAAGGCCGAAAAAATAGATGGTTGGCGGATTTTTTGAAGTAGAATATCAGTTCAAGCTAAGGGACATGTTTAGCAAAGAAGCTGATAAGATAATTGCTAAGTTCGACAAGGTTCGAGATGCTGCAACTAACGCAAATGCTAGGTTTACTGATCTTGCAAAAAATATAAAAACTAGTAGCCAAAACTTAAAACAGTTAAGTCATGGTATAGCCCCTGTTAATCAAGGGTTAAAAACGATGAACCAATCTACAAAAGCAGTGACGGCATCTGTCAAAGCACAAAACCAAGCCTTAGCTGCACAAGCAAGAGCTTTAAGGATGGCGCAAAGGTCTATGGTTGACTATAACCGTATGGCAGGAGTTATGATGCAAGCTGGCCAAGGGTTGTTTAGAACTGGTAACATTCTTGGCTTGACTGTCACCGCACCTATTATAGCGTCTGTGTTTAAGGGCGGTAAAGTACTCATGGAAAGAGAAGAGGGAGTCGCCCAGCTTCGTAAGACAGCGGGTTTAACAAAAGCTAATGCCCCTTATTTTCTAAAAAAAGTTAATGAGTATAGTTCTAAGAATCCAACTTCTACTGAAGAGTTGTTAAGTATTGCTGGTATACTTGGTCAAGGTGGATTTAGGGCTGGAACAAAAAAAGAAATTGATAATATATTAGTTAAATCTCAAACTGTAGCTAAAATGATGACTGCCTTTGATATGAACGCAGAACAAGCTGGAACAACTTATTCTAGGTTTTATAACAACACTGCAGAACTTATGAATAAAAATCCTAAAGGTAGGCTTTATGGTAAGTTCAATGATTATTATATGGATAGACTTATTGACTTTGTCGACTATCAAGAGAACAACAATACAGTTAATGCCTCTCAAATATTTGAAGCCATGAAAACAAGGACATTGGCTAGTGGTCTGATGATACCTGGCGGAATGGATCCTTTTGAATCTGCCGTGTTTACTACGCAAATGTTGAATTATAAATCCGCAAGTCGTGGATCGAACATTGTTACACAGTTAATGAAAGATATGGCCGACCCTAAGAAAGTTGGAAAAAAGTTATCCGAGCAATTTTTAGCTAATCCTATGGAAACGCTTATAAATTTATCTCAGCAAATGAAAACTAAAACTCCAATGGATCAGTATAAAACAGCACTACAAGTGTCGAAAAGTTACGGCGGGGAGTTTACGACAGTAATGGCTGGCGTTGATAAAATGGCCTCTGCGCTAAAAATAGCTAAATACCTACAGGATTTAGCTGAAGAAGAAGCGAAAACGGGTAAGAAAAAAAATATACCATTATTTGATGAACAAGGTAATGCGTATGGTCTAACAGCTTCGTATGAAATAAAACGTAATACCTTTAAAGCTAAATTAGATACTCTAGGTAATAATATAAGAAACTTATTAGCCTCTTTTTTCACTAGAATAGAGCCTATTTTATCTAAGTTTATAGATAAACTAATTCCTAAAATTGCCAAAATGGCTAAAGCAATTGAAAATATGCCTGAAGAACAACTGATGGCTATTGTAGGGGGTTTAACTTCTTTAGCTTTATTAGGACCAGCTTTAATGCTTGTTGGTACCTTATTAAACACAATATCGGCAATTATGAAGTCTATTGCTACAGTAAGATCTGGTGTATTTTTAGATATATTTAGAGAATTTGAGACCTTTATATTTAAGATGCTTGGCTTAGGTTCACTATTAGGTGTAACTGTTGGAGGTTCGGCCGCAGGATCTGGAGCTAAAGGTATCATTGGTATTGGTAGTTCTGGGGTTAGGGCACTTGGAATTGGTGGAGCATCTAGGTTGGTTGGAGCTGGGGCATTAGGACTAGGTGTTAGAGGAATAGGCTCTTTCAAATCTGGCTTTGGAGGCATAGGAGCAATTCATCCTTCATTACTGGCCGCAGCTCAAGTTTCAAAAATTGGTAAGAACCCGTTTGCGTCATCCTTGGGTAATAGTGGTGGTATGTGGAAAGGTTTTAAAAGTAATTTAAGAAGTATATTTGAAGTCCCCAAAGCTCATGCTGGTGCAATATTAGGTAATATGGGTGGAGGTAAATTTCTTAATACTTTTAAAGCTATTGGTAAAAGTTTTGCTGGGGTTAATATAATTAGTTCATTACTTGAAGGTGCTATAAGTGGTAAATGGATGGAAGCATTGTTCAGCGGTGGTGGAGGTATGCTTGGTGGAGCTTTAGGTGGCGCTGTTATGGGAACGATGGGAGGTGGTCCAACAGGAACTTTACTCGGTGCTTTGGGGGGGGGTATTCTCGGATCAGGTATGGGTGCAGATATGGGTAAGACCATGAAAAATCTTTTCCCTGACATAGATAAAGTTTTCATCGAATCCTTAAAAATAGTATATAATCTTCTGAAAACAATTTGGAATATAGTATCTGGATTATGGAAAGATATTATTGGATTGCTAAATGATTTAAATAAAGGTGCGCCTGGTTCAAATAAGACATTGCAAGACATAAACTGGTGGGTTACAGGCACTTATAAAAACTTAAAGTTGATTAACGATCAGTTCGATAAGTTAACAGCTAGATTTGTAGCTAAAGAAAAAGAGCGTAAAGATAAAGAAGCTTTTGATAAAGATACTAAAGCTGCGCGGGAAGAATACGAGAAAGAGCAGGCTGACAGAAAAAGAAATAAAGAAAACTTAGAAAAGGGTTTGGGCGATGGTTTTAGAGGCGTAGACCACAATTTAAAAATAATGGTAACTAATGCTAAGGGGGACCCCATACCCGCCAACTTAAATAAAGGCTCGTCATCAGTTACTAAGGATTTTAGTAACGCACCCCTTAGCATACAATTATGGCCAGGGGTTAGATAATGGCTGATTTAATTGTAAGTAATTTATTTGAAGCTTCGTTTCGGGGGCAAAAGTTCTATCTCAATACCTCTTCTACTGTTTCTGGTGGACAAAAATTAGCTATATATGATTATGCTAATAGTGATCGTCGCGACATTTTTTATATGGGCGATAAACCTAATGAATATAGCCTAAAGGCTTTAGTTTACCCAGAATCAGAGGTAGTTGCTGAAGTTGGGGCGTCATTGATTACTGATCCTAATTTTGCTATACCTACTATTGCATCTAATGTACAGTCTGCTGCTAGAAGTGGCGACTATTTTAGATATCGCAATGCTTTCATAAATGCGTTAAAAGAAAAAGGTAAAGGTAGATTAGTACACCCTTTTTACGGTAATATAGATTGTTATGTTGAATCATGGTCCGCCACAGAAGATATAACCAACTTAGGTGTTATTGAATTTGATATAACATTTAAAGTAGATGTACTACCTTTACAAGAACAATTTGGAGCTTCCACTAGAGAAGCTATAGATGAGATTATTGAAAGAGACTTACTACCCACATTGAAGTCTGAATTATCATTACCCCCAAAAAGCCCTGTCTATTTAAATAAACTACTTGGTTTCATAAACGTAATACAGACAGCTATTACATTTGTCAAGAATGTTGATATTTTAGGTTTTGCAAGTTTAATAGCTGGTAGAAACTTACGCCCTTTCTTTGTTACACCTATAGCTATATATAATTTATTACGTGGTATATTTAGAACAATAGGGCGTAATAAAACTCTACCTTCTGACACTAAAACATTCGCAGTAGAAGTAAGAAGCTTTAACGATGCTTTGCAACCACAATTTGTTAATTACACTACACAAAATGCGTTGGAATATAATAGAAACTTACAAATATTTAAAAGTACAACAGAAATACTCACACTAGATACATTATACCAGTATGCTATTGAAAATGGGTTTGAAAGTATTTCGGATTTAGAAGACTATAAAAGTGTTACAGATGATATTTTTAAAAACTTTAGAAATAATTGCCCATCTGAGGGTTTAATTAAAATAGGAGAAGCGATTAAAGAAAAGTTTACTTTATTTTTGCAGGAACAAGCTTTAACAACTTTACGAGTTGTTGAAGTTAATATACCTGGTGAACCTTTAGATGTTTTATTGTATAGGTACTATGAAGATTTTAGTTTTAGAAATAGAATAATTAGGCTTAATAATATAAAAGATACTTCTTGGGTTGAAGGTAAAGTGAGGTTATTAACAAAATAATGTCACGTGATAAAGATAATATAGAAGTATTTCTTAACGGTAGAAAATATGTCGATTTTTTATCAGTTAGTATTGATCATTCTTTGGAGTCATTAGTTGCTGATTTTAATATGTCAACCTATTTCAATGTGCCTGAAAGTGGTTTCCCTTTCCCTTCTGGAACAATGGTACAAATTAAGTGTAACAGCATACCAGTTTTTACAGGATTTGTTGAGAGTATAAACGTAAGTATATCTGACGATAGTTATACAATGGATTTATCTGGTCGTGGTATTTGTTGCGACTTTATTGATAGCACGGTTGGCGCAAAAGGTAATATAAAAACACCTATAGCATTGAAACAAATTGTTAGGAACTTATTAGATAGTCTTGGTATGACTTATATTAAAGTTATTGATAGATTAAATGTTGACCCATTTAACTCTGCTGATGCGATACAATCAAATCCTACTGATACCGCTTATGGTGTAGCCGAGAGGTATGCTAAAAAGCGCCAAGTATTTTTAATGACAGATGGTAATGGGGATATTATAATTGATCGTCCTAATGATAATCCCTATACTTATATAGGGCGAGTCCGTGAAGATGGTTTTACTGAAGTTTTTCCAGAGGGAGGCACATTCATACCAAAAATTAGTATCAAAGCCGATGGTTATAATAGAAACTCAGTAAAACAAGCAACTATTGCGCTAACGGAAGGTAACAGATTTCATACTTATAGGTCAAGAAATCAATACAATCCTATGACTGGGCAAAATCGTAAGAAAGATTTGCAAGGTACAGTACCAGGCGTAAATTATACTGTTGTAGATGATGAAATACGTAATACAAGAGTTTTAGATGTTATTTATGATAGCGTCAACTTAGCAGAAGATACTAAAAAGCACTTAGATTGGGAAAAAGCTTTTAGAAACGCAAACTCCGAAGTGTATACTTGTGTGTTGCCAAACTGGAGCCCAGAAGAGACGGCCGAACCTTGGCGCATAAACTCTTTAGTTGATGTAGAAGACGAGTTATTAGGGGTGTCCGACACACTTTTGATTGGGTCAGTACAGTTTACACTTACTGAAAATCAAATAGAGACCAGTTTAACTTTAAAGCCTGCTGATGCTTATGAGGTAGATATACCTAAGTCCAAGGTTAAGAAAAAAGCAAAGGCTCGTAAGAAAAAGGGTAAACGTACGAAAAAAGGTATCGACCCAGAGATATTGGCAATTTTTGATAAAGTAGCAACTGAAGTTGCTTTAAAAAATAGGTAAATAAAACATGCAATTTTTCGCACAATATTCTGATTTAGCTAACCCTGAAGATAACGATTCAATTCAGGTGGCACAAGCTAACACACATAACGATATTAAAAAAGATATTATGCTACTTACGCCTTATGGATTTTGGCATAGGCCCATGCCTAATGCCTTAATTATAGCCCAAAATATGTTAAATGATCAAAGTACCATAACGGGCATGGCTTCTGATTCTAACATTAGAATGAAACAATTACGACCTAGTGAGGTTGTTGTAGGTAATGGATATGCGGCAGCCTTAATTTACTTTAAAGACGATGGTACCATAGAAGTGACTTCTCCATGGGAAGTAAGTGTCATTGCTCCTACTGTAAATGTCAACTGCACGACGCTAGATGCCACGTGTACAGACGCTACGGTTACGGCTACTACTATTACCCTAACTTCGCCCAACATAGCTTTAAATGGCAACGTGAGCATCAATGGATCGCTTGAGATAGAGGGGGTTGATTTTGGAACACACGTTCACGGTAATGTACAAAACGGAGTTGGAACAACTGGGGTACCTGAATAATGATAGATTTCTGCATATCACCACATATTAACGGGTTGTATGACTTACATGTTAAAAATGGTAATATTGAAGAAACAGATACTTTTTTGACTGCTATTCTAATGACTTTATATGGTGAACAACGTGCTTTACAGTCAGAAGTATTAGCTCCTGAAAACCGTAGGGGATGGTGGGGAGATTTATTAAACACATCAGGACATCAGCAAGGTTCCAAACTTTGGTTTTTAACACAAACTAGAAGTACAGATAACTTATTATTATTTTTAACTTCTCATTTAGAAGAAAGACTTAAAGCTAATTTCTTATCCGATAACTTCGTGCGGAATGTAGAAGTTACAGGTACAAGAAACTCTGATATTATAAGAATGAATATACGATTCCTATTGAACGATAACGTGGAGGCGGTTGTTTATAATGCTTGGCTTAACTTAGAAACAAGTCAATGTTTATTGGTGCAACGTGGCCAATTATTTACTATTTTATTTACAAACCCAGCTTTTGAAAACGAAGATGAACTAACCTTTTTAGTAGATAAAAAAGATCCTGTAGAAGACGATTTTAAAAAATTACTCTTATTGGCATTACCTAGTGGGCAATTTACATATATAGCAGCAAGTTCTACTATAGGAGAAGCTATTGCTGGATCAGGTGAACATGATATCTTAAGTGGAAATATAGTACCTAGTTTTGAAGAAAACTTCTACTTAGTAACTGAGGGCAGTAATAATATAATTAGTTACGAATAAATCAGTTAAGTGTAAACTTTAAATAGAAGTAATTTTGATTTTGGATAGAGTAGATGCCTGACGAATTAACTAGGATAGAGCCTAAAGATTTAGATACTATTAACGTCGTTGACAATATGGTATTAGTAGGGCAACGTACTGATACAGATGCCATCGGCAAGTTTACAAATCAGGCCTATAAAAACCATTTAGGCATCCCTACAATAAACTCATCGTTATCTACCTTATCTAATAATATTGATAGTATAGAAGAGTCTATAGTAGCCTTAGAAACTGTAACTTCAAGTATTGTAAATGTAAAACAATATGGGGCTGTAGGCGACGGTGTTACTGATGATACAGAAGCTATACAAGATGCATTGGATGCTAATGCAGGAAGGGTTATTTTATTTCCAGTTGGCACCTACCTTATAACTGATACCATTTATGTTCCACCAGCTACAATTATTAGGGGGGAAGGACCAGGGGATCCTTTCAATATTGGTGGAACTTACCCAAAAACTACAATTCAACTAAGTGTGACTTCCGAGGGGATAAAAAGAATATGGACAGACGTTGGTTTGCCCAACACACCAGCAGGGACCTTGGTTGATGACCCTATTAGTGTTGGGGTTGTTCTCACTGGTGGCGGTATAGGTGTTGAGGATATTAGGTTTAGAAGTAACACTGATGTGACCGATAGTGTTAACACTTGGGATGTCATCTTAATGGCTGCAGGTGCCTTCAGGTTACACATGAAAAATGTGGAAACTCAAGGTAGTGCAAGATATTGTGGCTTCCTATTGGATGCCACATGGTCTAATGCGAATACAGCTTTACAGAACTTACACACGTCTACCTATGGCAGGACTGTACCAAGCTCGGGCTCCAGCAATGAAATACACTTTCAAGATTGTTACTTCTTTGGAGGTGAATGGGGATTTATTTGTCAAGGTACTAAGAGAACAGATACTAGTGCTAACATTTGGTCAACTGGTGGTGTTTCTGACTTAACAGCTATCGGTTGCAGGGTCGGCAACCAGCCAATTCGTCTAGGTACACAAGGTAATGGTCAACCTATATATTCATTAAATAGTGGTGGTTACAAAAGAGACCTCCACAACAGCTTCCAAAACAGATATTGGTTTGGGTGCAGCTTTAGGGCAACATCTGGGTGTAGTGTTTACTTGGACAGAGGTAGGTTTGAGCAATTCATTGGAGTGTACGGGGAGCAACGTGGGGACAGAGTACCATCAACTTTAGTGACTAAAACTATAGATGACCTAGGTTTGGTTAATGAAGCCTACACTGGCAACTGGGTAGGTACTCCTGCATTAGTACCAAGAGAAGTCAAAATCTACCTAACTGATACTTCAAGAATAGACCCTATTACCAACGGCATAAAACCCAGAACCTTATGGACCACGGCAACTGGTAGCTTTATATTACAAGCTGTGGGGTACGACGACAGCGTTGGGCGGGTGTTTGTCACTGTAAATGAGTCAGATGTGACTGGAACAATAACGGCTGGACAAACTGTAACACAGGCGGCTGGGCAAACCATTGGTACTTATGGTTTTTATTGCACAGACAGAGCAGAGACAACCTACACTCAAGGGCAGTCTGCCTTCAGAGGGCCAGAACGAAACAGGATATCTTTTATTGGGGCTAATGGGGCTTTGATAGGTGGGAACTTTAGAACTGTTGGCCTTGTAAGTACTAAGGCGAACTTAGGTTTGGGAGCAAACGATAGTGTTAGTATAAATTGTGAGAGCGGGTCTCAAATTAACTTTAGGATTAACCAGTTCGGCACAAGTAGCCTGCCACAATCTAGGTTGCGGTACTTAGGCACAAGCTTAGAGTCATACGACCTAGCAGATTTGGGTTCGACAACTAGACGCTGGGGAACTTTTTTTGGTACAAATTTAGACTTAACTAGTCCATTGCCGATTACACAAGGCGGAACATCTTCAACTACGCCTGCAGCAGCTAGGGCAAGCTTGGGGGTTCGTTTCGACTCGACAAGGGAAATTATTAGGCATGCTACTCTAGATATCGACCCAAACGGTGCTGGCTATATAAAACGAAATAATCAAGCTCAAATTAGAGAAAAAGGAATTACCGACAGTGGTTTTGCATCGTTAACTCGTGCTACAAGTGTAATGGCTACTAATGCTAGTGGTGTTTTATATACCGCTTCTTCAGGACAACCTACGTTGAATTACCCCAGAACTACCCTACCTGGCGGGCTTGGCATTTGGCGACAAGCTTCCAACTTAGTTTTGTGGAGCCAAGATACCAGCAATGCTTGGTGGATAAAAACAGGATTAGGCACACCTACAGTAAATCTATCTAATGCCCCAGATACTACCAGTACAGGTAATAGGTTAACTTGCGATACCTCTACAGGGTTACACGCACTTGCTTCATCATCTATGACTAGTTTAACCACTACTGATCATTATTCATTAGGGTTTTATATCCGTAGAAATAATCATAATAGATTTCGTTGTAATATTAAAAACAGCGCCACAACTGTTATAGCTACGTTTGATATTAACTTATCGACAGGTATCCCTGTCATTAGTGGTACGAACGCTAGCTCTGTATTGGTAACAAACGCTAATGCTTCTCATGGGTATCATAATATTCAAGTTTATACCCCAGTAACAATTGCGGCTACTGGAGCCACTATTGAGTTACTAATGTTAGATTCAAATGGTAATGAAAGTTGGACTTCTGTTGGCACTGAAGCAGTAGATGTTTGGGGCTTCCAATTTGAAAGGTGGCGACCAACTCCTTATGTAGGCGCAACCACCGGGAGTGCAGTCACAAGAAACGCTGATATTTATACAATACCTTTGTCTGAACAATGGTACAGCTCACCAGCAAGTATTTCTTGGTATATAGAAACAGTAATTGATTTTACAGAAGGATCAACTGCAGCTGAGTATAGACGTTATTTACCTGGTTTTAGGTTATCTACTACAGATTATATAATACCCTATATATCTGGGACAGGACTTTGGCTCGAAGCAAGAAATGCTAGCGACACCGCTACAGCAACTCAATTTAGTGGGTTAACAATCCCTTCTGGAGCCTTATTAAAAATTGCATTAAGTTACACGAATGGAGTTACGACTTGTGCCTTAAATGGATCTACCGCAACTATATCAAGAACTGTGACCCCTTCATCATTTACCACTTTAACTTTTGGCCAAAATACTGGGGACGGCCGAAATTTAAATAGTAGGTTAGGTAGATTGTTGTTTTTCCCTTTATCATTAACAGCAACACAATTACAGGATATGACTAGATAATGAATACCTTTACAGTAGATATTATTGGCAGACGACAATTTGATGATGGTACTTTTAGCAATGAATTATATGTCAATGCCTTGGGAGATTTACCAGATGACGTTATACAATATAAAGTACCTAGCCCAGCTACCCCAATAAGGGTCTATGCAGGTGTTCCCCTTGAAAACACACATTTTTTGGTAATACCAGATTATGACACTGCAATGAGTTTAGCTACTAAATATAATATAACAATTCCTGGTTATGACGATAACGAAGAGGGTGTATAGAAAATGGATATTTTATCAAATCCTTCCTTATGGGAAACATTAAATGGGGCTAATGGGGGGTTAGTTCTTTTTATACTTTTTGTATGTGCAATAAGTTGGGGTAGTTGGCATGTTATACACTTTTGTGTTGTAACCGCTAAAGAATTAGCTATGACTGTTAATTCAACTTTACAAGAAATTAAAACAGAAATTCACAATTTATCAGGTAAGGTAGAGAAATTGACTGAACTACCTAAAAAAGTAGAAATACTATCGGATAGATTAGAAGCTATTGAAAGTGTGGCGGGCATACAGGAAGCAAAAAGGATTAAGCGGTAACTATGACACTGTACAAATATACGAAAACTATTACAGTTGATGCTAGCGGTGATGCTAGTGTAGACTTTGCGCCAATGAATGGGAAACTACTCTCTATACAGTACCGTAAGGCTAGTAGTGGCGGTTATGCTAACGGTGTTGACTTCGTTGTAACTAATAAACGAAGTGGTGAGGTAGTCTGGCAAGAAGCTAACGTAAATGCCTCTAAAATAGTTTACCCGAATCGCCCGTCAAATAATAGTGATGGCACACCTTTGGCAAACGGGGTAGGTACTACAGGTATTTTTGATTATTTCTTTTTAATTGATGATATTATTAATATTGTGGTCGATGAAGGTGGAAACGCTACCACAGGTGATTTTACTATAGTTTATGAAAGTTAAGTAGATTTATAATTATGATGGCAGAGTCTTTTATAAGAATACATGAGTTAGATGATATTAACTTATCTAACAATACTTTTTTAGTTGGCTCTGAAAATAATGCAGCAGGTAGATTTACTGTCGAATCTTTGCGCAACTTTATTAGTACAATAACTGGGTCTATTACGTTAAATCAAGTAACATCAAATGAAATTACATTTGGTAAAGGGGCTGACTTAATAGTTACGGCCAACCAAATTACAGTAACGCATAGTCGTCATCTAGTTGATACTTTTAACTTGGCTACAAACGCTGATTTGCACAGTATTTTTGGAACTTTAGACACTAATAGTGTTTTGTTATTAAGTCCTTTAAACGCTAGTAGAAGTATAACTATAAAGCATAGTATAGGAAATATTTATACCCAATCAGGCACTGATATACTATTAAGTAATGATAAAAGTTATGCTCTTTTATATAATGTTGGATCTTCTCAAAATCCAATATGGCATGTAATAGCAACAAATGTAGCACAAGTAGCAATTGAAAGTGGTGAAGATTTTGTAGAGCCGATCGAACCCACTCTATCTTTAGACTTTAGTAAAAGAATATATCGACAATTAAGTGCTATAGATGAAAGTATTGTATCTAGTTTCATTAATGATATTTTAACTATAGATAGAAATAGTTTAGGAGCTTACCAACTATCAGGGGGCAAATTACAATTCGCACCAGTTGATAAAGTTGGTTATTGCTATTTCCCAAAAGATACAAATTCTGGAATACCTATTTATTCTGAAACAACTAACTTATTGTTGCATAGTGAAGATTTTGAAAACGCTTCATGGATTAAGACTGGTATACAGCAAGTAACAAATAATTTTGATATAGCTCCAGACGGAACAAATACACTAAACTTTATCTTGCCGAGCACGACAACATCGCAACATAGTATTCGTAGGAACATTACTACTGTTGTTGGACAAGTTTATACTACAAGTATATATGCGAAAACATCTACTAGTAACTACCAACTAAGAATTCGTCACGGTTCTGGAGCTGGAGGTGACTTTATGAGTGATGTCAACTTTAACTTATCAAACGGAAATAGGACACGTGGGGATGTTAATGGTAGATCATTTGAAATACCTTATTTAGGTTTTTATAGATTTACTTTACCTTTTGTTGCTACTAGTACGACAACTAGAGTAGAATTTGCTATACATGGAGATGCTACCACTGCCGCTTGGTTGCCTAATGGAACAAGTGGTATTCTGTTGTGGGGAGCACAAACCAACGATGGGCGTATGACTGGATATACCAAATCCACCGGGACTGCTGGCGTATCTAATTTAACGGATATTCAAATACCTTTAACAGAATCATGGTATCAAGATAGTTCTACGAAATGGACGTTATATTTAGAATATTATTTGCCAGAATTAACTGAAACATTATTTACATCTGCCAATTATCGTCGACATCTATTCGACATAGGAAGCGACAGTGCTACTAGACTTTTAGTTTATTCATCAATTACTAGTGGAACCCCTCGAATATGTTTTGTGCATACTGGAACAGGTGTAACAACACAAACCATAGCTAATACGTCTGTCCCTATATCAGAACTAAATAAAGTTTGTAAACTAGCGTTATCTTGGGATGGGGCGAATCTTTTACTTGGGTATAACGGACAGGTTTCTACTGTAGCTATAAATGAACCTTTAATATCTAACACGTATAATAGAATTAAGATTGGTCAACAGACAGGGTCAACCTCACGAGGGATGAACGGTAAAGCGATTAAGTTAAGTCATTATCCAAAAGCTTTTAATGCAGCGGAATTAGTAGGAGTTACAACTTTATAATGTCAAAAGATTTTACAAAAAATATAAAAGATTACGTTGTTAGTGTAAAAGATTTTGGTGCAAAGGGTGACGGCGTTACGGATGACACCGTGGCCATACAATCAGCTTTAGATAGTTCACAAGGTACGATAGTTACTTTCCCCAAGGGTGTCTACCGATGCACTTCCACACTATACGTGCCAAGTGGCACCACACTAGAAGGCATGGGCGTTGGTGGATGGAGAGCTAACCCGTTTAGTAGTCAGGCAGATGTAACCCTGTATGACTTAACTACAGGCAGTAACTTGTTATTTACAGGTGATGGGGCGAAAGTTCACTACTTAGACTTTGTTACCAAGAACGATGAAGCTGGATTTAGCCGAAGCAACATAAACAGGTTACATAACAACGCAAACGATGAGAAGTTTGAGCTGTACGATTATACAAATGAAGATGCCAGCGGAACCACCAAGGCAACCCTAAAGCCATTCAGCGTATGTGTAATGTTGGGGGACGGGATTAAACAGCACAGGACTATATTAAGAAACCTACGTGTTGTGACTAGCTGTCCTTCTGGGTCCGAGGTATACGGAACAGCTGGGTATGCAGTGCAGAATGAAATACTGCCTTGGGCAAGGTGGGATATAGGTGTTTGGTCTAGGAGTGGATGGGATAACGCCATTTATGACAGCCAAGTGGTAGGCTACTACGGCATTAATGGGCTTTTAATAACCACCATGGCTAACACGACCCCTTACGAAGGTACCAGTCCAAACTTGGGGTTTGCTGAGAACTTTAGTATGCAAAACACAAGGATTCAATCGGGGCTTGCTATAAGGTCAGGCGATGTAATCCCAGTTCTTAGCAAAACGTCAAATAGCATTACTGTCGAGTGGAGTGCCTCACACAGATTTAACACTAGCGGAAGCTTAACCACTGATGATGGAACCTTAGTCTACACTGGGCTAACATACACCGCAGGATCCCCAAACACCCTAACCTTTACAGGCATAGCTAATACCTCCAACGTGTCGTCAACGGCTGGTGGCACATTAATACGCAGGACCCACAACGGAGGCCTTGCAAACACAAGCTTTATAAACTGTGAAATTAGTGACTTTGGCCATTCAAGCAGGACAGACAGGGCAAGCGACAGTTACCCCACAGGTTACAAGAGTAAGTACCGCCCAGCACTTGAGATGAGCGGGCACCCCTTGAGGGGGGTTAGCTTTATAGACTGCTTGTATGACTCTACAAGCTACGCCCACATCCACCTTGGCTTAGCAAGGGATATAGAGTTTAACAACTGTTACGGGGAGCCTAAGGCTTACAAGCTTACCCCAACAAGCAATTCATTGAGTGGTGGTGGGCTATTTATTTGTGGTCCCCGCAGCACAAAGGATTATGGCAGAATTTACAAAGGCGTTATTACTAATTATGGCATTACTTTTGTTGGTAATGTAAACCGGGAACCTTTAGTACCTGTCATTACAGGGACGAGAGTGTCTGGGTTTACCGATGTTTTTAACCCAGCTCAATACTTTGACAACAGATGGTTTCATCAGCTAGGAACTAGCGCCGCCGGGCAAAAAGATATAAATATGCTCCCCCTAAAAGGCGGCAGGCTTGTTATGAAAGACGCAAGCGGTAATGAACGTTGGGCACTTGATGATACCACCGACACCATTACTGACTCCACGCAAAGCACAACTTATGCTTTTGGTGCACAGCTAATCGTCCCTAATGACAGAGAGTTTGAAATAAAAAACGCAACAGGGTTAAAGTTTCTTGAAAAACCTAGCAACGATAACAATGTTATTCATCGCAACTTGGCTTTTAATGCTTCTGACAGCACCCTTACTATATCATCTGGAGCTATTACTGTAACAAATAACTTCACTAGAATAGACACTGAAGGCTCTGCTGCTTTAGATGAGCTTACAACCATCAACAAGGCCAACAGTGGGGGGACGTTTCCGCTTTGGTTGCGTACAGTTTCATCTAGTCGAGATGTGCTGATTAAACATCAGCAAGCTGGCAATATCCGCACCTTTAACGGTCAAGATATACTACTAGACCACACAAATAAAGTGGCTTTCTTGTTTTGGAATGGGGTTTTCTGGCACGCCATATCGCTAGATAGTGCTACGACACAACTAATAAATGCTCACGGCGATACTGACTGGATGCACATGCTGCTTTATGGGCAGTCGTTAAGTTATGGTGCAAGCTCTACCCCTGTTATATCCACAACACAGCCCTACAATAATGTGAAGATGAATGGCACGGTAATCACTGATAATTTTATTGGGACGAGAACCAGCTTTGATGCCTTGGTAGAAACCAGCCGAGAGACCCCTACAAGTGGCATGCTCAACAAACTAAAGCAGAGACTTGGGAACACTGCGTTTACTAATACCAGATTTATAGGTACTGCCGCTGGTGATGGTGGGCAAACCTTAGAGCAATTGGGGAAGGGAAGCTTTAACTTTAACAGAATGATTGGCGAGATACAGTCGGCTAAAAACATAGCCACTGGGCTAGGGGACACCTATCAAGTTGGGGCTATGGGCTTTGTTCATGGTGAATCCGCTTACAGAGATGCGCTTAGCTCTGCTGAGTACCAACGCCAATTCCTTAATTTCAAGCGTGACTTTGCTGATGCTGTAAGCAATGTTACCAGACAAAACAATGTGCCTGTTATGATAACTGCGCAGACGGCTTCTAGTCGATATTATGCTGGGTCAACAAAGTTACCTACTATTGCTCTGATACAAGCAGCTATGGCTAAGGACTACAAGGATATAACAATAGCCTGCCCCATCTATTGCTTGGAGCATGCGGAGGACAACCTGCACCTTTCCGCTGAAGGTAGTCGGATGCTTGGCTATTATCTGGGTTTGGCGGCAAAAAGAACTGTGTTTGACAAGGTGGATTGGCGACCTTTAGAAATGATTGCGCTAAACGTCCAGCCTACTTTTGTAGATGTGAAGCACAACGTCCCTTACGGAAAGATACAATTTAAAACAGGTATTGTTGCGGATACAACGAACAAAGGCTTTGATATTTATGATGAGACCAACACACTAAGGGATATAATAACTGCTGTACAAATTATAAACTTTGACACAGTAAGGCTCACGTTGTCGTCCCCCTTGGCAATAGGCGACAGTGTATGCTATGCGTGGGGCAGAAGCTCTCAAAACGGTTCCAGCTTTGGAGGTAACGCTACAGGACCCAGAGGCAACCTCTGCGACCAGCAAGGCGATATAGAAAACTACACAGGTGTTGACAACAATACTCGTTATTTGGATAATTACGCTTTAGTAGGAAAAATGACCATCGGCGAGTCTTCATTTGGGGGGACTGACGCGGATACGGCTGCTAAAGCAAGAGCAAACTTAGGCATCCGCCCCGAGGCTACAAGGGAGCTGATGCGCCGCCCCACCCTAACGATTGATGGTGTTAATGGCGTGTTTTTTAAGCGAAACAGGGCGGTATCTATCAGCCAAGGCGACCTGTTAGCCTCCAGCTTTGCCACCTTTACCCGAGCCACGGCTTCGCTTTACACTGACGTAAGCGGGACAATACGATCCGCTGCTAGTGGCGTGCCTACCTACAACTACCCACGCAACAGCCAAAGTGGAGGCTTGGGCATATTTAGGGCTGCTACCAACCTAATCGAGTGGAGCCAAGACTTTGGCAACGCATGGTGGACAAAAACTAACGCAACAGTACCCTCAACCACTGGGGCTGGCGCACCCGATGGTACGGCTACCGTCAACACTATTCAAGCCAGTGCGGGGGCTGGCATACACGGCGTGCAATCTACATCAATGGGGAGCCTTACCACCACGGATAACTATGGCTACAGCGTGTACCTTGCAGCAGGCACGGCCAGTAAGGCAAGGATTAAGGTAGTCAACTCATCTAGCATGGTAATAGGCCAAGTGGATATTGACTTAACCACCTTTGTTGCCTCGGGCGTGGACGCTCTCAATTGTGCTATCTTCCCCCCTGTGGGCAATAGCAACTTAGGCAGGGTGGAGCTTTACCCTAGTGCTGCTATTGGCACAACAAGCGCAACCGTTGAGATACTGATACTAGACGGCAGCGGGAACGAAAGCTACACCGCAGCAGGCACAGAGACAATCCTTGCTTGGGGCGCACAGTTTGAGCGTTACAGGCCGACCCCATACTTGCTAAGTGCTGGTAGCAGTGGCGCACGCAACGCAGACACTTTGACTTTGGCTACAACAGAGGAGTGGTACGGCACGCCAAGGGGCATCACCTTGGCGATGGATACCGTGCTTGAACACTTTAACGGCCCAACTACTGCCGAGTACAGGCGTTACCTGTTTACCACGCGCCTTGGTATAACTGATTTTATAAAGGCATATGTGGTTGGCAATCAAATAGTTATTGGAGCAAAAAACAACAACGACACCGTAACGCTTACAACGGTTGCAGGCGTAACACTTACCCCCAACACGCAAATACGCTTAGCTGTCTCTACTAATGGTGCAAACGTGAATGTAGGAGTAAACGGCACAACCTTTAGCTTTGCCCGCACCTTACGCCCCAACGTTTTTACTCAACTCTCAGTGGGGGCAAACGAAAGTGACCTAAGGCAACTCAACGCCCGCCTAGGGAAGCTAGACTTTTGGCCATTGGCCATGACGGCCAACCAGCTTGGAGACCTAACACGATGAGCTATCACCCCAACAACTACTTTTTGGTAGGAAACCTTGAAGGGGAGCAAGGGTATTACGTCAACGCCCCTGTAACCCCCTTAACAGGCGACTTGCCCGCCGATGTGTTGGCTTACAGTATTGCCCCGCCTGCCACGCCCAAGGTAAGCCTGCTAGGGGTGGATGCGGCCGATGTTGTCTACCTAAAGTTTGCTGACGAAGCCGAAGCCCGCACCGTGCTTGGCTTGCCACAAGACGAGGAGTAATTCCATGACAGAAGTGGAACTTATTAAACTAACCGTTGCAGTGCTTGGCAATAGCCCTGTTGCAGCTGGCATGGTGGCCTCTGCCATGATCCTTAAAAGCGTGATAACCCGCTGGCTTGATTTGCGAGACAGGGAGCTGGAAAAAGAGCCACGGGAAAACAAAGAGGGGATTATTACAGGCCTCAAGGGTGTGACTAAGCAGATTGCAGAAGCAGTAGATACAACCAAGGCAGGGGCTAGCACCTTGCTTGACCAAGGCTTACTAAGGGGAGGACACATCATTTTATGTTAAAGAGTCTGGAGCAGGTAACACTGGATGGGTTGCGAAATAATATGAATAAAGATACTGTTTTAATTGTTCACGGTGTTGGCGAAGGATTTTCAACTGAAGTCACGGTTGATGCTATTTCAAAAGTTTTGAAAATTGACCATAATCGCATTAGACTATTTGATTATGCGAAATATCTCGATTCTATTATTTGGCCTAGGTATACTTTATTCCCTATAACTATGTGGGCTAAAAAAAATAAGTTTGCAGATCAAGTTGGCGATGTTACAGCATGGGTCGGCTCTGGAGGAGCTAGAGAAAGAATAGTTTCAAATCTATTAAAAACTATATTATATGAAAAACCCAAATATATTGTAGCACATAGTTTAGGTAGTGTTATAGGTTATCAAGCATTACTAAAATGTAATGACTTTAAAGGGGTACCTGAGCTTGATTATAACCCTATTTATGTTGGACTAGGTAGTCCTTTACATCTTTGGACGTTGAGGCAACTTAGTGGCTTGAATAATGAACATAATACACATATAAGTGAAAATAGTGTTTTTATTCAGGGTAAAAAAGATCCAATAGCTAAGTGGGGTAAAAACCCTTGGAAGTTTTTAGATAATAATGTTAATAATTTAGGGGTGCTTACCCCTAATATTGATCACGACTTAATAGGTTATTTAAATTATATTGCAGAGGAAGTTAAGTTATGAGCAAACCTAAAAGAATAATTATTCATTGGACTGCAGGAGGGTTAAAAGCTAATTCAACTGATTTAAGCCATTACCACTATATTTTTGAGGGGGATGGTACTATAAGAAACGGTCGGCATAGTGTATTATCTAATTGCCCTATTGTTAAAGATAGGGAATATGCCATGCACTGTGGTGGAGGTAACTCTTGGTCGGCGGGATATGCGTTATGTGGAGGTCCCCGTGGTTATAGGTTGGGGGAGATAACTCGTTTGTCGTATGAAAGAATGTGTCTTCGTATAGCTCAAGATATACATAAATGGGGTATCACTTTAGGTAAAGATACCGTTATGACCCACTATGAGTTTGGGTTAGCTAACCCTAGAACATCTAGCGCTGGGAAGCCGGATATTAGTAGCTTGCCTTGGGCACCTGAAATACATGCTAAGGATGTCGGCGATCATATTAGAAGTTCAATAAATTGGTATTTAAAAAATCAAGTATTGAAAAAAGTTGTGAAAGAAAAATCACCAATCCCTGATAATGGTTCAGAGGATTAGGTGTTATAATGTCAAAAGATTTTACAAAAAATATAATAAAATACGAAACCTTCTAAAGAGTAAACTTTAAGTAGAGTGTGCCTATTTGGCATTAAATAAGTTTGCGAGAATTTTAAATGTCAGAAATCCAAAAAGTATATTCACCAAAAAAATTAAGTGACCTTGTTAGCTTACCTAACTTAAGTGATGACACTGTTGTATTAGCGAGTAATAATAATCAAACGGGCAAACTAACTTTATTAGGTTTACGTCAATACTTAAATGTGGATTCAATTGATACTGACTTTGCCGGTGTTTTGGCAAGTATTGGCACTTTAAATGAAAACGTTGCTCAAAATACTGCTGATATTGAAGGTTTAGAAACAGTTAGTGCTACAAAACTGGGTTATAGTATTGTAACTGGAAATACTGTAGTTAATAGTCCTGCTGGTGATATAGCATTTAATGTGAATGGAAATCAAGCACTTAATGTTACTTCTAGTGGTGTTGGATATGGTATAAATAATGTTAAAGACTTAGTTGGTGATGTAAACCCTGAAGGTGTTATATCAGCTAATAAAGGTAGTACCTATAGAAATTATAATGGTAGTGGTGGTCAAACACTTTGGCATAAAGTTCAAGGAAATGATGCTAACGGATGGTTGCCTGTTTCATCTAGTGTTGGCGTTAATGTAAAAGACTTTGGCGCAAAAGGTGATGGGGTTACGGACGATACCGTAGCTATTCAAGCTGCCTTAACCTTTGGGGCTGGAAATACAATATATTTTCCTAAGGGTAATTATATATGTTCCAACACACTAATTCTTCCAGACGCAACGACTCTAATTGGAGCAGGGGTTGGTCATTGGAGACCAGGAACCTTTAATGACTTAGATGAATATACGTTAGATCATGGAACTAACTTAGTTTTTGTGGGCACTGGGCCAAAGACCTATACAATGGACTTTGTGACAGATATGCGCTGTTCTGGGCATGTTTTTACAAATCCAGAAATAGAATACACCCTTGATAGTGAGTTTTCATTAACTAACTTTACAAATAATGATGCCTCCGAGGTTACATCTGCAACTTTAAAACCTTTTAGTGTCGCTATATTTTCTAACTCTCGTAATGGTAACATATTAAAAAATATGAGAGTTGTGCTTAACAACCCTAGTGTTGGGGAACAATATGGGGTAGGTAACTACAGAAGTGTGTCATCTTTATCATGGGGGGATAATTGGGATGTTGGCATATTCTCATCATCTACAAGAGCATTTGAAACCCACAATGTTCAAGTTGTTGGTTACTGGAGAATTGCGGCTTTACTGCTATCCCCAGTAGACTATGGGTCAGAGGGGTTATCCGGGCTATCAGAGATGTGTAAATTTTACGATAGTATTTTCCAAGGGTTACGTGGAGTTTCCTTAAGATCTGGTGATCAATGGCCTATTGTAAGTAAAACGAGTAATAGTGTTACGACTAGATGGACAGGTAGCCATACTTTCCCATTGTCTGGTAATATAAGAATAGATGGTTCTATTTATTCTTACACTGGACTAACTTATAGTGCTGCTGGACCAATTTTAACTTTCACTGGGATATCAGACACTTCCTCTGTAGTTGCTGGCCAAAGTTTAATTGAGCGGACTTCCACACAAGGTTTAGCTAATACCACATTTTATGGGTGTGATATTACAGACTTAAGTCATAGTTCACGAATCCTTGAATATAATCCAGAATTCACTTTGGATGCTCGCCAGCCAGGTTCTGCACTAGAAATATCTGGTCAAGACTTAAGGGGTATTAATTTTATAGGGTGTTCTTTTTATGTTAATGGACCAGTATTAGGACACTTGGGGCGTGCTAGAAATATTAATTTCATAAGTTGTCATTTTGAAACAAAAACTAACAATAGTGCCGTATCTACAAACAGTGGTATCCTAGGTTCCGCATGGCTTGCCGGTGGGGATCAAAGTAATTCAGATAATTACCCCCTTACTAGAACTGACGATGTTAGGTTTATTGACACGATTGCTGATGACCCAAGGATTGATCGATCTCCATTAATACCCTCTTCTAGTGGTAGTCGTCTAAAAGATTGTGGTTTTTTTAGACCAAATCAATACGTAGATACCTCCTATCCCACCAATTCTTACCCTAATCAATGGCAAAAAAATTATAGTACGGGAACATGGGGTGTCCAAAGTTCAACTGGGGTGCCACGCCTCGTTGTTCATGATACGCATGTGCAATCAGCATCGGATTTTAGAGTAAGCAATTCAGCTAATAGATTACAACTAGAGCAAACAGACGCTCCAGTTAATGAGAAAGTCTGGGAGTTCACCAATACAAACTCTAGTGATGGGACTTTAATTCTACGAACAGCTTTAGATAACTTTAGTCCTGGAAATAATGCTTATACCATTTTACGGGATACTAGCAATGTGGTGGGGCAAACTTGGAACTTGAATAGTGGGTTGTTTAGTTTTGAGGGTGGACCTATCCGTCTTGGATCTAGTGGTGCGCCAACGGTATTCACTGGATCAGGGACACCCGAAGGTGTTATAACCGCCCCTATCGGTTCCACGTATCATCGTACCGATGGAGGGGCGGGTACATCATTTTATGTTAAAGAGTCTGGAGCAGGCAACACTGGATGGGTTGCGAAATAATTTATTAAATCTTTTTGTTTACCGTAGGTAAACTTTAAATAGAAAGCTCTTGAGATTTTTAAAATAAAATGGCACTAAATATACCGTCTACTGTACAATTAATTTTTGATAGGTTAAGGTCTGATGCACAACAGGAATTAACTAATGTTAACGTGTGGACACGTAATAACTTTTTCAGTGCTTTACTTGCCGCGTGTGCTGGACGGTTTAGGGCCTTATATCAAGTATTCGTAACAGGTATCAATGAAGCTGCAATACCTATAACGGCAAGAGATGAATACTTAGACCAGTGGGCTGAATTACGAGGTATCACAAGGCTTCCAGCTAGCTCATCTAAAGGTTATGTAAACTTTCCTTGTATTGATAATGTTACTATTACAGAAGATACAGTTTTACGAGATGATACTGGGTTAGAATATATAGTTCAATCAGACTCTACTGATACCACACAAGTATTAAGCTTAGCTAGTTTAACAAGGGTTGGTAATACTGCAACAGCAACTACATCCGAGCCTCATGGTTTTGCTACTGGACAAACTGTCACTATTAGTGGAGCTTCACAATCAGCTTATAATAAGAATTTTGTAATTACAGCAACAAGTAATTTTACTTTTACATTTACTGTATCAGGAAACCCAACAACCCCTGCAACTGGAACGATTTTAGCCACTAGTCGTTTTATTACCGTTGAGGTAGAATCTGCCGAAAATGGTGTTATTTATAATAAAGAGAATGGAGCAACCATAAGTATATCAACCCCACTACCATTTTTGAATGATACTGGATATGTTGTTTTTGACGGTCTTAATGGTGGAGCAGACGAAGAAACAGATAGCAGACTACAATTTAGAAATAAATTAGCTTGGCAAAATCCTATAGCTTTATTTAGTAAAACTTTTTTAGAACAGAAGGCATTAGAACTTTCTTTTGTTGAGCGTGTTTTTGTGCAAGAAATAACACCTGGTATTGGCGATACCACTATATATTTCACTTCCAATACAACGGCTAACGCTCAACCTACGGCTACCGAAATATCCGCTTTTCAAAAGCATATGTCAAAGTTTAAGCCAGCGCATATGTCAAGTAATGACTATGTATTAAATGCTGCTAGTGCTGTACCAGTTAATATAACAATATCATCTCTAGTGCCTAATAACGGTACATTGAAAACTGCTATAAATGAAACTTTGAGGGAATGGTTTAATTTAGAGGTGGAACCTGGTCAAGATATTTTGGTTTCTCAACTATATGGAGTTATTTATAGAACTACTGATGTTGAACGTGGGGAAAATCCAAGAACATTCATAATATCTTTGCCCTCTGGCTCTGTTTCAATAGCTTTAAATCAGAAGGCCGTTCTTGGGAGTGTAACATACACCTAATGCCTATTGTAACTACTAGAGACTTAATACACCAAACAAATGTATTGGCAGGGTTTTTACCTAATGATAGATTATTTGAGGCTAAATATATTCCTGATACAGTTTTGAGAACTGTTTTAAGGGTATTGGCCAGAGAATACTTTAGAGCTTGCTTGTATATAGAGACTATTATTAATAATTTTTTACCTAGTAAGACATCTTTGTTTATTAAACAATGGGAAGAAACTGTTGGAATACCTGATAGTTGTTTTAATGGAGCTGGAGACTTAGAGACACGTAGATTACATATACTATGTAAGCTTATCTATATGAATTGCACTACCTTAGAAGACTTTGTTAGGTTAGCTAGTTTATTGGGATATAGAATTGAAATAGTAACTGGAGGGTCTTCGGGAACATTTCAATATACTTTTCCAATGGTATTTTATGAAAGTGTTAAAACAGCTAAGTTTACCATGTATATAAAAATTTATGGTTTAAAGCAAAATGTGTTTCCACTTACTTTCCCCGTAGAATTTAAGACTATTAGGGCAGAATTGTTGGAATGTGTTATAAATAAAATAAAACCCGCAAATGTAAATGTAATTATGGAATATATAGAGGAATAATTAAATGAGAGACTTTAATACCAAAGTTAATGCTCCTACACCTGGAAACCAAACTTTTAGTGCGGAAGAAGCTAACAATTTATTTACAGAAAATGAAAATGCTGTTTTAGCGGGCGGATTAGCCTTAGATAATACAGGTGTTAATGTTAATCAATTAGCTTTATCTATGGCGAGGCATTCACAGGGCGCAAAATACTTTGTAGATAGTGGTTCAGCTAATGCTAAAATATTAACTAAACAAAATAACTTTAGGCCAGTCACAACTTACTTTGCTGGAATGGAGGTTAGTTTTTATGTTCTAGTAAGTAATACAGGGTCTACTACTGTTAATATAGATGGTGCAGGTGTCGTAGGTGTGCGTAACGAGTTTGGCCGTGTCCTAGGCGCTAATGACCTTACAATGGGTAATATGGTTACACTCATTTATGATGGTACAAACTTTAGAATTAAAGATCGTGGTGTAAATTACCCCTGGCTAGATACAGGTTCACCGAGGAACTTTACAATGTCTAATGCAAGTGGAGATACAGATCATGATATTGCATTATCAAGCGGCTGTGTTTTTGCTCAAAATGGCAAAACATTTATTTACTCTGACTCTACTATTATTAAACGTATTGACGCTTCTTGGGCTTCTGGGACAGGGTTGGGGGGAAGATTTAGCTCGGTTTCGTTGTCTCCAAATACAACGTATCACTTTTTTGTAATACGCCAAGATAGCACGGGTATTGTAGACGCGGGCTTCGATACTTCTATAAATGCTGTTAACCGCCCCTCTGGCTGGACACACTACGCGAGAATTGGAAGCGTTATAACAGATGGATCATCAAATATTGTTAATTTTACACAATATGGCCGATACTTTTTATTTAAAAAACCTTTTACATATGGAGTTATTTCTTTTGGTACTACGGCCTTAACTTTAACTTTAAACGTGCCTAGTGGCATTAAAGTAGCTGCTAAATTATCCTGCGCTTACATTACTGGAGCTAGCGGTACAACTGCACTTTATTTAAGTAGTTTAGATACTGATGATATGACAGTTGGCTATAGCTCTGGTCAAGCCTTTAACGTACTAGGCGGTAACTCTACTGGAGCTAGTGATGGTAACGGTAGTGACTATATATTAACAAACACTTCTCGACAAATACGTTATAGAGCTAATAGAGCATCCGGAGGTGGCGCAAACCAAATTGCTAACGGTATACACTTTATTCTTCATGGGTATATAGATGAAATTTAAATTGTGACAAAATAATTAAGTTGTGGTATAGTAAGATAGGGTAGGTAAAATGTATATATCTATAGATAAATCGTTAGAGTTAATAAATCAACAAGAGTTTAATCTTTTAAAAACTTTTGAAATAAATGATACAGTTACTTGGGACGACTTTTTGTATTGTTTTAATTTTATTGACTTGTTAAAGTTAAAGGATAATAAAGTTTTAATTACTGATTTATTTAAATTAGCTGATTTGGTTTATACTTTAAAATGTTTTTGTGGTGGATTTAAAATAAAGGCTAGATCTGGATTTATTGAAAATGGAGATGAACTAGGGTTTCAGTTTATACCTAGAGGTATTTTAACCTATAAATTAAAAAATAGTGTAGAGGCATTCGCAAAAAGGTATAATTGTGAATATGAAGTCTGTGATAGTTATATTTATTTAGGTATTAAAAGGGATAAAGTTGCCGATACCGAAGAAAAAGGAGATATCTGTGAGTCAAGAAAAGTTGAAATCAAAGCGAAAAAAGAACCAAGACGAAGATAACGAATGCTTGGGAGAAAGTTACGATAAGTCAGATAAAAAAGTTAATGAAGATAAATTATCTGCAAGTTGTTTTAACGACTTTATAAAAAAACTTCGTTCACCTAGATATAAACCGTTTACTAAAGAAGAAGAATACTTTTATATATCAGGGTTTAAGAACGGACGAGCTGAATATAAGAAAAAGATCCTAGAAAAAAACTTACCTTTAGTAGTTAAAATCTCTATGAAAGCCCGTGATAGAGGTGTTCCTGTTGAAGATTTAATTAACGAGGGATGTATTGGATTAAATACGGCCCTTGAGAAATTTGACTTATCAAAAGGTTTTCGTTTTTCTACTTACGCTGTCAGTTGGATTTATAAGTATGTAAATATGGCTGTTATGAATGGTCGTAATTCATTAAAAATACCTATGACAACTCAAGGTAATATAACAAAAGTTTTAAATGTATTTAATAATGATGAAGATATGACTTCAATGAATTATAATGTACAAGGCTTGTCTAAAAAAACTGGTTTATCTGAAAGGGTTGTTGACACAATTTTGGCAAGTCTTAATTTATATAGTGTTGAAAACCTTGAGGATTTGTTAAGTAAAGACTGTACCGAAGGTTTAAATATAACTACTTTAAATAATATAGACCCATCAATATCAAATAAACCTTATGAAATAAATGGTATCGATAGGAAATTATATGTTACTTACCAAGAATTAAAAACATTATCCGACGATGACTTTTCAATAATTGAAGATTTCTATGGATTAAAT